TTTCGGCGTATTACTGCGTTTGTAACGATGGGGATGGACTCGAAATTTCCAGCAATCGCCCTGACGGCTACTCCGTCCGTATCGTATTCGGCGATGTGCCGGTTTAAGGGGTTTTAAATGGATTTTGAATTTGGTTTTAAAACCCTTTGGCCGATTGCGACGGCGGCGTTTTGGTTTTGGGTCAACGGCATTTCAGGCCGTCTGAAAGAGGCGGATAAGCGCATTGAAGGCCTGAAAGAAGAGCTACACGAAGTCAAGCTCTCTTATCACACCAAGCAGGACGCCCAAGCCGACCGAAAAAATATCGCGGCGTCTTTGGAGCGCATCGAAAACAAACTTGAAAAAATGAATGAAAAATTAGACAGGAAAGCGGACAAATCATGAGCGACCCGATTTTAGAAGCCTTGGCGCGTATCGAAGCCAAACAGGATGACCTGCTCGCCAATCAGGCGCGTATGGACGAGGAATTGCAGCAAATTAAGAAAGACTGCAAGAAATCTGCGGCGGTTTATGGCGGTCTCGGCGGCGTGATTGTAACGACCGGCTGGGAATTGTTGCGAGCCAAGTTCGGAGGCTGATATGGCACACCCGAAAGAAACCCGCGAAAAGCTGCGCCGACTGTACGTCAGCGACGGGCAGACGCTCGAAATCGCGGCGATGATGTGCGAAATCCCGACCGCGACCGCCCGTAGCTGGAAACGCGCCGCCAAAGAGACCGGCGACGATTGGGACAAAGTACGCGCCGCCTACACGCTGGCGGGCGGAGGTATCGAAGACTTGAGCCGTTCGCTGTTGGCGGGTTTTTTGGTGCAATACCAATCGACGATGACGATGTTGCAAGACACATCGGTCGAGGAGCTGATGCCGTCCGAGCGCGCCAAACTGTTGGCGAGCCTGTCCGACGCGTTTACCAAGACGGTGGCGGCGAACGCCAAAGTGATGCCGGAAACGTCGAAACTGGCAACGGCGATTGAGGTGTTGGAATTGTTTGGCGAAGTAGTCAAAGAGCGATACCCGCAGCACTTGCAGGCTTATGTCGAGCTGGTCGAGCCTTTGGGTGTGGAAATTGAAAAGAAATACAGGTAAGCGAAATGCAGAAGGTTGAATACACCCATAAGGGATGGTTTTTATTTTGTCCGATTTGGATTGCGAATTGGGACAGCGAAGTGCCGACAGTTGCGCCGCGTTATAAGCTGGAGCCGTTGTTTTGGCTCGCAGACCAGTTTTTTTACTTTATGTCCGCTATGAACGAAATGAAAACGGGAGAGCCATTGCCCTTTTGTTTCATGGTTAATCAAAAGCCGCTGAAAAAGCCGGTTGTCCACTATTACGAATAAAACATGAAGTCCAAAGAGTTTTTAAAGTCGCTTGCCGAATACGCCGCCCAACTCCGTCAAATCATTGAAGCGGAAGTGGACGGCTTTGATGCGTCGCCGGCAGCCATTGCCGAGCGTCGGTCGAAGGTTTTAGACCCGGTCAACGGTTACGAATATTTCGTGAATACCTACTTCCCGCACTATGTCCGCTCGCCTGAAAAGTCGCTGCTGCACAAGTTTTTATTTTCCCGACTGCCCGAAATCTTGAGGTCGTCTGAAGGCATCAACGAGGCAACCGCCGCCCCGCGCGGCGAGGCGAAATCGACGCTGGTTACGCAACTGTTTACGCTTTGGTGCGTGGTGACGGGGCGAAAGCATTACGCGGTCATCGTGATGGACAGTATCGACCAAGCCTANCCAAGTGGCGGGCAGCGGCAAAAAGTTGCGCGGTCTGCGCCACGGTCCATACCGCCCCGACCTTGCCGTCCTCGATGATATCGAGAACGACGAACAGGTACGCAATCCCGAGCAGCGTGACAAACTCGAAACATGGCTGAAAAAAGCCGTCCTCGCCTTGGGCGGTGCTGGGCAGAAGTTTGACGTGATTTATATCGGCACCATCCTGCACTACGACAGCGTGTTGAACCGCACGTTGAACAACCCGTTTTGGCGCGCGACCAAGTTTAAAGCCATGCTCGAATGGCCCGACCGCATGGATTTGTGGGACAGGTGGGAGGAGCTTTACCGAAACGACGGCGAAGAGGTGGCGCAGGCGTTTTATCTCGCCAACAAAGACGAAATGGAACGCGGCGCGGTCACTTCTTGGGCGGCGCGTGGCGTACTCGCGCTGATGAAAATCCGCGCCCGCGACGGTCATGCGACGTTTGACAGCGAGTACCAAAACGACCCGGTCAGTGGCGAAGATGCGCCGTTTGCCGAAAACATCAAATACTGGTCGGAATTGCCGGACGATTTGGTGTACTACGGCGCGCTCGACCCGTCGTTGGGTAAAGCGGGCGCGGGGCGCGACCCGTCGGCGATTTTGGTCGGCGGTTATCAAAAATCAACGGGGCGTCTGTTTGTAACCGTTGCCCAAGTCAAAAAACGCCTGCCCGATTTGATTATCGAGGACGTGATCCGCATCCAAAAAGAGGCGCGGGTCAAGCCGGTATTGTGGGTGGTGGAGACGGTGCAATTCCAAGAGTTTCTCAAGGACGAGCTGATTAAGCGCGGGGCGCGGTCGGGTGTGCATATCCCCGTGCGCGGTATCAAGCCGTCATCGGACAAGATGTTGCGGATTGAGACCTTACAGCCGCATATGGCAAACGGGCTGATTTTGCTCAACCCCGACCAAAAGACGCTGATCAGCCAGTTGCGCCATTTCCCGAAATCCGACCACGACGACGGACCCGATGCGCTGCATATGCTGTGGATGGCGGCAACAACGGGCAATGTGTCAAACAGGGCGCGTGCGATTGATTTGCCTGCGCCGATGTTGGAGGTTTAAAGATGTGTGATGTGAGAGAACGTATAACCGCTCGTGAAAAAGAGCTGACAGAGGATGTCGAGTACCTCGAGCGTGGTTTGGATAAAGCGATTGCACATCTGCAAGAGGTTGTCTCCTGCTATAAGGCTGGGCGGCTATTAAATCTACATTTTATTGTCGCTGGAATTGAAGGTTTTTTGGCGGCTCGCGGC